GCGTCACATTTTTCGTCGGAATAGCGTGAGGCTCAACCACATTGACCTCCTTGTTGAACTTGGGAAATTTGGTGGCGTGGGACTTAACCGGAACCCCGTACGCGCGAATTAGGATCTCCTCCCTAGGCCTACCAACCAAAGTCTCCTTAATCCGCTCGTAGCCACCGAAAGGGTTGTCCTGTGAATGGAAGTAATGGACGCTGGCATTGCGCTTCTTGCTCCGCTGGACATAGGGGACAAGCTCACCATTTAGCAGTTCAGCCTCGCGGCTTTCTACGCTGGTTGCTCCGTCCAAGTATTCCTTGATTACCTCCGTGTACCCGTCAATCGGGGTGAAGGTCAGCAACAGTTTTGCGTTGCGGGTTGCCAGTCGGAACCGCAGGGTGTTGATCAACTCAGGCCCAAGCAAATACTCATCCAACCAAACGCCCACATTATGCCAATTAGGAGACCTAGAACCCAACTCCGCTCCCTCCAAGATGGTCGGGTTGTTCTGGTACTGGGAGTAGGTCTTAAATATGATCTGAGAGCCGTTGGGTAGGATGAGCGATGAGTCGGTAAAGCCATTCTTCTTCGTGTAACTGATGTATGTCCCGGAGGATGTCTGCTTCGTGCGTAGCTCCGCTGGAAGCCAATCCCACACGGCACTCTGCTGCTGGCGAATGCTGACCTCGGAAGTCTGTGCGAAGCACATGATCTCGGCGTTGGGGTTTTCAATTGCGGCACGAACCACGGAGAACGCACCCCATTGGGTTTTGCCCGAATTGTGTTGGGGAACACCTGCTACAATGTAGTTATTGTAAACTGGAACATGAAAATCCCAGACATAATCTTCTCGGAGGTAATTGATCTTGACAACTCGGCGGGAATAGTTAGGGTGTCTGTATGCCAACGCACAACTCAATACCTTACCCAATAGATCAAATACGCCAGTGGATTGCTGATGGATGGACTCAAGCGAATATCGCGGAAAGGCTGGTAAAGGAGCTAGATCCACGAGTGACCGCGAAGTTGATCTACAAGGTTTGCAAAAAACACGGGATACAATGTCAGCGGACAGGGCCACGAAGCGGCGAAGGACATCCCGAATGGAAAGGTGGCAGGATTGTGAACAAGGACGGGTACATTGAGCTTTATTGCCCAAACCACCCGAACGCTCGCAAGCACACTCGCTATATCCTTGAGCATCGTCTAGTGATGGAGAAGCATCTTGGTCGGCATTTAACCCGCTCGGAAGTTGTTCACCACAAGAACGGAGTGAAAGACGATAATCGCATTGAGAATCTTGAGTTGTTTGAGAACAATGCCCGTCATCTTGAGGTAACACTGAAGGGTTGTGTTCCGAATTGGACTGAAGAGGGCAAGCGCAGAATGGGCTTGAAAGCTCGTCGTTCAGCTTGATGTCTCCAACTGGCATCCACCCAAGTTTGTGCAATACAAGGTGCGATTTTGAGCATCGGAATGATTCTCCGTTGTCTAGAGTCACCTCGTAAATCTCTTGTTTGTTTTTTCTGAATGATGGTTGCGCCTTGGCAATTACAACCTTCTCGCCATCCCATGCTTGGACATGGAAATCAGACTCCAGTTCATCAACTCGCTTGCTTTGTTTGAGTACAGGGTCGTAAATCTCCTGCTCTGGAGCAAGGCAACGGTTGCCGCCTAGTGCCACAATCTCATTGACCTCCTGTAACTGATCCTCGGCCTTCGCCCAGTGGGGGAGTCGGAAGCCAAAGCGGTACGGGTCGCGTTCTGCGTTGTCTACGGCTTCGTGATAGACCCTGTGAAGCTCGATAAGCTCCTCTGGCTCCATGAGGGAAATCTCCTCATCGGTCGGCGGGGAGAGGATCTGGTGGGTGCGCCACTTCATGTTGTCTTGTATGCGTCCGTTTCCATTAGAATGTCGATTATCCGATAGACGCTTCCGCATTTATCACATCCAAACGAATCATCCTCTGGAGGAAGTGATCCTCGGTTGCCATCCACAAAGTGAAGCTTGCTGTATGTCTTGCAATACCCACACTTTCCAATGTGAGGCGTTACAAATTTCTCCAGCACCACATTCCAAACCTTAGCGTTGAACTTCTCGGCCAAGTACGAGGCGTAGGATAGCGTGTGGCACTTGTGCTGCGTGCCGTCATGCTCGACCATGTAGTGGCGAACGAGGTTGCCACCGTCCTTGAGGTGGTCTGCGTGTCTTGATTCTGGTTCTGGGATCATGCGACAATTTCAGCCTCGACTGCCTTCGCCTTCACCTTGCTGGCAATGCGAGATTTAGCCTCTGCGATCATCTTGGCGGCATCGTCGATACTCGCCCCCTGCCTGTGTTCCACGACCGCGGTAGCCATGCCAGAGAGTTGCATGGACTTGTCCGTTAAAACGCCCACGGTGATCGCCAGTCGGTCTGGGGAGATGTTCTTGAGTTGTTCGGGATCGTCGGACAACTGGTCTGCCTTCGCGAACAGCAAGTCCGTGTAGGTTTCAGCAGCCATCGCGTACTTCTGGCTAAACTCCTTCCGCTTCGTCTCCAGAGTGTCGCTGTGCCGCCACATGAGTGACCTCACGGTGTCACGGGCAAGCCCGGTGATCTCGGAGGTGCTTTTGATGCTCTTCCCCTGTGCGAGCAGCCATAGGCATTTTGCCGCCGCCTGTGGGTTCCAAAACTCCACACGCTGCCTGTTGCCGTGTTCCTCGGCTCGGCGCATGACCTCTGCGAACCATTCCTGATCTGGTTCTGCGGTTAGTTTCTCGCTCATGGTGGTTAGTTTTACTTCAGCTTCGCGGCGTTTGCAATAGCGGAAGCATCACCTTTTGCGGTAGACTTCTTCTTGGGTTTCTTGGTGTTTCTTTCCGCTTGAATTTGCTGATATGAGCGATACGCTTCTGGATTTCCAGAACCAAACTGTTTAGCTCGATTGCTTTTAGTTTTTTGGGTTCCCTCGCGCAATATTAAAGGTTTTGCGCTTCCGGTAATATCACCAGTTAAAAGCTTATCAAGATTGATACCTGTGACCATTAGTGGCTGCGCTCCAAGCCTTCCCCCAACTTTCTTTTTAGCAAACGCCCGTGGATCTGTTGTAAGTTTTGCTACATTGTGCATTTCCGACAGCGTAGCTTTTTTCTTAAATTTAATCCTCCAAGGATACGCCTTGTTTAATTCTGGTTTGTGTTCTGGAGTCGAACCATCGTACTCTGCAATAGCATACAGGTCTCCAAGTTCAGCACCTTCAAACTCTGGTTGGCGATATTCTTTTGCTGCTGTCTCTAGATCAAGACCAAGTTCAACAAGCTTTTTGTATTTAATAGGAAGAGTTTTTGCAGTCAGCTTACTATAGAACATAGGAGCCGCAGCCCAAGGAATTTTATTGAAATAGTTTGATAGATCATCTGCGCTTTCAATCATTTTAGCTGCGTTGCGCCAGTCAGTCTTAACATTTTTGCTGTCTGAATTTATAATGCGCTTCATTGCCTGCTTGATATGATCATTGGCCAATTCTTCGCTAATCTCGCCAGTTGAAACAAGATATTTCCACTTTTCAGCATATGCCTTTCTGGCATCAAGCGAGTTTAGGTGGTTTGCGGAGCCTAGAGATGCAAGACCGATAAGTGGTTCTCCATCTTTTTTCCATCTAGTAACAAACGCATCTGCTGCGGCTTTGTCAGTAAATGCCCATCCATCGTTATCTAGATACCCCGGCCCGCCTTTAAAGCTTGCTGTGTAATCTCCGTATTTTACATCACCAACAAGCGACAAGTCAGAAGTCAACACTTGTACACGCTTGCCCTTAAATGCTGACAACTTTTCTACTGGTTCTGGCAGGAATCGCATCTGACCAGTTTTTGCTGGTTGATTGATCACAGGCATTGTTTCTGCTGGAGGAGCAGGTTTAGTAACCTTAAATCCAATGTCTCCATGACTTGTGCGAACAATCTTTGCGTCTGGCAGTTCCTGCTCGATCAACGAGCGAAGGCTTTGTGCAGTATACCCTTTCTGGAATGTCCCCTTCTGTGTTACCACTTCGCGTGGGCCTACAAGTTGAGTTTTTGGATTATCAAGTCGGTTCTTGATATTGTTCCAGCCCATAACATTTATAAACGCAGATCCACCGGGTTTAAGCTTGCTGTAAATCTGATTTACAATCTGCCTACCAGTGTCTTCTGGAACAACATTTAACACAGCATTGTTGATAATGATATCCTTGCTGTTATCTGGTATCTGGTTGATTGCATCTTCACCTTCGTACTCTGGAGCGACAACCCGTGTTTTTTCGTTAGAAAATGGCTCGTATCCTTCAACATTGAAACCAACCCTTTTACCGATTGCTTTCATTGCCTTTGTTCCGATTCCTCTCCCTGCGGAGAAGTCTAGAACCTCCATGCCTTGCGTTGCATTAGCTTTTACAATGGACTCGTAGGTAGGTGCGGTAGTTGCAATCTGTGTTTTTTCAGATGCCTCTGGTGAGTAGCCAACCTTGGACAAACTATCCCAAGTAGACGGGCGCATCTTTCCTCCTTCTTTATCTGGGATGTTGGAGTCGATAATCTTTGCCTCACCCTCTGGCATGAACCGCATATCCCTACTCCCCACATCAAACCGCTTGCTCAACGGGATGACATTGCCAGCATTATCGTATGTGATTGGGTCTGCGGATTTGATTTGATTTGGTGAAAACACAGCTATTTCATCTCCACGCTTCCAATCTTTACCTCCTGATGCGGAATCAAACCCTGCACTTTTTAATTTAGATGCCATATCAGGGGCCATGAAGGAAGACGAAAGAATGTTTTTACCTTCAATTGCTCTAGCTCTAGCAGAAATAAATACAGGACGAGTTTTCCCACTTCGGCCTTCACCCCATGAGTCTGCTGCCGCTTTACTGCTCGTTGTGTAAAAGGCTCCACGATTTTCGTCTATGCCGATATTTTCAGAAAAATTCCATCGTTTTTCATATCCAGCGATTCTTGCAGCCTCATCCACCATCCTCTGCTGAGTCTCCACATCACCAGACTCCACAGCTTTCATGTAGTCGGAGTCTAGTTTCTCTGGCATGAAGCGCAAGTCTTTAGAGGTGTCAACAATAGTCAACGCCGGAACTGTTTCTGGCAATTTTTCACCTTTGGCGTTTAAAACACGCAACGCATCATACCTACTAGATCCTTCAAGAACATATGGATATTTATCATTCTCCCAAACCAAAATCATTGGTGATTGAATTCCGTTTTTCTTTATTGATTCAGCTAGCTCTAATGTTTTTTCTTTTCCACCAGAAAAATATGTTGGATATTTTTTATTTTGAGTATCAATAATAAAGTCTATCGGAACATCTCTAGTCCCCATTTCTTCAAATTCATCTAGTGATGATTTAATAGAAGAAACATTTGGTATTGGTTCTTTGTTTTTAGATATTGGGAAATTCTTAATTTCATTAGTAATTTCTTTGTATCCAATCTTCTCTGGCATGAAGCGGTTTTGCGCCTGTGGCTCCATCCACCCGATAGCATCCGCGGGATACGACTCCAGCATCGCCTTGGATGTGATGGGGATCAGCTTCTCATCCATCTCGTTGATCGCAAACATCTGCTTGCCATCTGCCCACAGACCTTGAGCCTCCTGCTTGTTGGCTACGGGGTTGAGGTCTTCTGGGGAGACACCCTCTGGCATGAACCGCATCTGACCAGTCTGCGAAATCTTCCGCATCTCTGGGGTGATGTTCACTTTCCAGATTGGAATGCTGCCAGTCTCCGCTTCCTCGCCGCTCATGATGTCGGGTTCCACGGATTGCGTCATGTCCGCCTTCTCGACCTTTCCACCGAACTGCTTGACATACTTGCCAACCTCTTTCGGGAGCATGTTGTCGTAGAAGCCCTCAAAACCCTCTTTCCGTGGCATGGATACGCCGGAATCCTCCGTCGCCATTTTTTTCCACAACTTTGCGCCGAGGGCTTCGGGGTTCTGCCCTTCGGTAAGAGACGGACGAATGGCTTCGACAAACTGCGCTTCCGTTGTGACGGTTTTCGAGTTCTGCGGATTCAGGTTTCGCGCATCCGCTTCGCCTTCGAGGTCGATCCCGGCAGCGTTGCCTCCGTGCTGCGATTTTGCGTTGATAAGGAAAGTCCCATCTGACTGCTTTGCCCACTCGATCCGCTCCGTCCCCCATCGGTCGATGTGGGGTTGCGCCGTGGTAAATCCGATCCAGTCCTTGCCACCATCCACGGCATCACGCAGCGCGCGTTTGAAGAGTTGGAGTGGCCAAGTGGTACGGAATGGTGCGTCTGCGACAGATCCTTGAAGGTCGCCTGAGTTAGCACTAAGAATTGCTTCCTCGCGTGTTTTTGATCCAAAACCAACTTGTGTTTTAGATGCGTCAAACACCATCCATTCAGTTCCAGTTTGTGGGCCTCCCCTGTATGCATAAGTTGGTACTTCATCAACCGTCCATCCTTGTGGCAAGGTCGTTCCTTCTCCACGATACCCCTTCTTCCTCCCCGCCTGATGCCTGTCAGACTGGAACTCCTCCACGAACAAGCCCTCGCTACCATCGTCCA